GTTCAGACCAAAGGGACTGCCACAGGGCGGTTAAGCACAGAACACTCAAGGATAAAGACAAACGATTGCTTGAGTTCCTAGCGCGGGGTATGACTGCTGCTGACTTCGATGAGTTTGTTGCTGATATTCAGTATGACATCAAAGATTTTATCAATGGTGTAGGTGAGCTAAACGATAAGTCTTCCACTGATAATCTTATAGAGAAACTATGGGAATGGCGCAACACACCTACGCATGACACACCGTTTAATCACGGGTTCTTCTCCTTCGAGGTTAAGGCACCAGTATTCGTAGCGAGACACTTGGTTAAACATGAATACCTCATCATGTCAGAATACTCACGTAGGTACATCACGGATGATGTCGAGTTCTATACACCGGAGGTATGGCGTAAGGCTGCTGCTGATGTTAAACAGGGTAGCTCTGATGAGGCTTACACAGATAGGCTTGACGTAGGGGGTATGTCAGGTACAGTTCCTGAGATGGTAGAGGAAGCTAATGATATAGCTCTACAGACTTATCGGCAAATGATTGCTGGTGGGTGTTCACCGGAGCAAGCACGTATGGTACTGCCACAGTCTCTTATGACGTCATGGACATGGAGTGGTACACTAGGTGCCTTCAGTAACATGTGTAAGCTACGGTTGAGCAGTGACACACAGGCAGAGACACGGGTTGTAGCTCAGGCTGTATACGAAGAGTTGAAGAAGCAGTTCCCTGTAGCTGCACCACTACTTGTAGAAGGAGTACTATGATGGCTGATGACTACAGTAAATACCCTTGTGGTGCAGACGGTTTAGGTTTTCCAAACGGTTTACCAGAACCCAACACCCGTGTTTTAGTAAAGACTGTGTGGTCAAAGGATGAGTGGAAAGAGGTTTACTTTTGCGAGAAGTACGCTTACCAACGACAGTATTCTTGGTTCTCTGTGTTTGGTACACCCCGTGTAGATGAGGGGTCTATGCCTATTGTACTTGAATGGAAGGAGACACTTACTGCATGAAACAAAACTCACCCCCGATTAAGACACACCGTACCTGCCCCTCGTGTGGTGCAGGGGGTAGCTACTCAGTGTGGGCTAACGGTGCAGGCTACTGTCACTCCTGCACTGAGTCCTCACACGGGGATGCTACGGAAGAGAAACAAGTTCGAGAACGAAAGGAACCAAGCCCTATGACATCAGACCTAACCCTTAAGACACACCCTATGCGAGGCGTAGACGCAGACGTAGAGAAGTTCTACGGAGTACAGACAGGTGTGTCTGAGAGCGGTGACCCTGTCACCCGAGTGTACCCCTACCCTCACCGACCGAAGACACGAGTACTGCCTAAGGACTTCTCTAAGAACTATGGCTTCACCAATGATCACCTCTTCGGTATGGACAAGTTCAATGCAGGTACCTCTAAGTTCCTGACGATTACTGAGGGTGAGGAAGATGCTATCGCTGCTTATCAGATGCTTGGTAAGACATACCCTGTTGTGTCCCTACCCTCAGCTGGCTCAGTCAAGTCTGTCCTACAGAACAAGGAGGCATACAACTACATCAAAGCCTTCAGTGCTATTGTCATTGCTACTGATAACGATGAGGCAGGCAACAAGAGTGCTGAGATTCTCCAACGTGCATTCCCAGGGCGATGCTACCGTGTGAACATGACGACACACAAGGATGCCTCAGCATACCTGCAGGCTGGTGAAGGTTCAGACTTTAAGTTTGCATGGATCAACCGACAGAAGTACGTACCTGACAACGTGTTCAACACCACTGATCAGTTCGAGAAGATCATCCGTGATGACACAGGTTCCATGTATCTACCTACTGGTATCAAGGACCTTGATGCTCGTCTACTAGGGTTGATGCAGGGTCACTTCACTGTGTTTACTGCACCGGAGGGTGTCGGGAAAACCGAGCTTATGCGTAGCTTAGAGTATAACCTCCTAGCTAATCACCCTACTGTACCTATCGCTATCATGCACCTTGAGGAGACTAAGAAGCGTAGCCTCTTGGGACTAGCGTCTTACTTCCTGCAGAAAGATGTAACCCTGCAGGATACAGAGACAATCACTAACGACAAGGGTGACGAGGAGATTGTGTACCTGCCTAGCTACAAGGGTACACCTGAGGATGAGGTGCTGCAGGCTGTCAAGGAGTTCACTGCTCGTGAGAACTTCTATCAGTTCACCCTTAGTGTAGACGACGATCCTATGTCTATCCTTGAGCAGATCAGATACTTCGCTGAGGTATGTGGTTGTCGCTATGTATTCTTCGAGCCTATCCAAGACCTAGCGTACTCACGGCAGAGTGACTCAAGTATCGAGGGCTTCCTCAGTGAGTTGTCCACTAAGCTTGCACGTCTAGCCACTGAGCTAGGTGTAGGTATTGTATCTATTGCTCACGAGAATGATGACGGACAGATACGTGACTGCCGTATGATTGGTAAGCGTGCCAGTGTTGTCGTCAAGTTACAGCGTGACAAACATGCGGAGGACGAGGAGTCTAAGAACACCACGACACTACTCGTGGATAAGAACCGACCCGTCGGACCAACAGGCTTCGGGGGTATGCTGGAGTTTAATCCGGCAAGCTTTACACTATCAGAGAAGGAGTTCTAAATGGATAACTACCCGCAACTACCACCTAACATGAAGACCTACCGTAACCGTGCTGGTGACGAATGCAAAGGTTTCCTCGTAGGATTAGCTTCAACTATGTCTGTGTTCTGGAATGCTAGCACAGAGAAACAAGAGATAGGATTTGAGTATGACACTGTACGTTGATAAGCAACCCGAGAGTAGCGGAGACCTGAAGAGGTTGAAGTCTCGAATCATTAGGCTACTCGATCAGGAGGTATGTCTCACTGGTTATGACAACCCTAATACTGTGGGCTTTATTATTTCAATCGAGCACTTCTCAACGCGAGGGGAGAGAGACACGACGGTAATCCGTTATGAAAACAATACAATTGAAATGGAGTAACACAGCATGGAATACGAAGTAGAACGAGACAACTACGTATACCCTGGTAAACGGTTTACTAAGTCAGGGCATACTGCTGGTGCTGGGCAGGGTATGAGCCTACGAGATTACTTTGCGGGGCAGGCTTTGGCTGATATTGCGTCCGATATAAACCTCACGGTAGAGCTTACAGCCAAATTAGCCTATCAACTAGCCGACGCTATGCTTAAAGCACGTAAAGCACCAACAGATAAGGAGTAACACAACATGACGTTAACTGTGGTTAGCGATTGCGAAACTGACGGACTAGACCCAGACAACTTATGGTGTGTAGTCAACAAGGAACTAGGGGAGAAGTCCTACAAGTCTTGGGATGTAACCTCAGGGTATGACACCTTCATTGACTACGCTAAGACAGTAGACCGTTGGGTATTCCACAACGGCATAAGCTACGATGGTCCCGTGCTTAACAAACTACTCGGGTCCACCGTGATTGATCCCTTTAAGATCGTAGATACATTCGTTGTGTCTCGCCTTGTGAACTACACAGGGTACAATGGTCACGGCTTAGACGAGATTGGTAAGTCACTAGGGCAAGCCAAGACAGTCTTCAACGACTGGGAGAAGTTTACCCCTGAGATGTTGTCCTACTGTGAGGATGACGTAGACCTAGGTACAAAGATATACCGTAAGTACGAGAGGTACATCAACGATCCTGCTTGGGCTAAGTCAATGGAGACAGAGCACCGAATGGCTATGCTGTGCAAGAAGATGCACGACAATGGCTTCAAGTTCAACCTTCAGTTAGCTAACGAAGTCCTCCCACAGATCAAGGACAGACTGGATGAACTCGATGCTGAGATGCAACGTGCCTTCCCACCCGCACTACAAGAGGTGCACCGCATACAGTACCGTACTAAGGCAGACGGTTCACTGTATGCTACTACTGCTAACGCTATGGATAACTACCCCAAGACTACGATTGATGGCGCTGAGTTAGTCTGCTTCGACATGGTCTCGTTCAACCCAGGTTCACACAAGAACCGTATAGATAAACTATGGGAGGCAGGGTGGAACCCTACTGAGAAGTCCAAGGCTCACTACAAGTTCACCCTACAAGGACAGGTTGGTGAGAAGTGGGGCAAGACTAAGCTTACTCAGGAGATGTACGACACTAAGAAGGAAGAGTTCGACCACTACGGTTGGACAGTAACAGACGAAAACCTCGACACACTGCCTAGCAGTGCACCTCAGGGCGCTCGTGACCTTGCTGAGTGGTTGTGCCTTAACGGTAGACTCAAGCCACTGGAGGAGCGTATCAGGGAGTGTGAGAGTGACGGACGTATACGTACTAAGTTCTGGCATATCGGAGCGTGGACTCACCGTATGTCACACTCATCTCCTAATCTAGCTAACATCTCCTCGCCATTCCACGGTGAAGCGGTGACTGCTGTTGACCTAGTTAAACAGAGGTTCGATGGTAAGCTACGTGCTATGTTCACCGTTGACGAGGGTAACTACTTGGTAGGTACAGACGCTGAGTCTATCCAGCTGCGTATCCTAGCGCACTACTTAAAGAATGACGACTATGTCAGAGCTATTACAGAGGGAAGGAAGGAAGATGCAACAGACATCCACAATGTTAATCGTGCAGCACTCGGACTTGATCACCTTACTAGGGACCACGCCAAGACTTTTATCTATGCTTGGTTACTCGGAGCAGGAAGTGGTAAGGTCGCTCGTATCTTGGGATGTACAACGAAACAGGCTAAGGGGGCCGTGGACTCTTTCGTTAAGCGTACCGAGGGACTTGGGAAACTTAAATCAGGTCTTATCCGTAGGGATGCAGCCCGAGGTTTCTTTGAAGGTTTCGACGGTAGAAAAGTTATCTGTCCCTCGGAGTACTTGATGCTTGCAGGGTACCTGCAGAACGGTGAAGCTGTTATCATGAAGAGAGCTAACTGGTTGTGGGACAAGTGGTGCACAGAGGATGGCCTGAACTTCAAACAGGTTAACTTTGTGCATGACGAATGGCAGACAGAGGTGACTGGTACTTACGAAGAAGCACAGAGAGTGGGTGAGTTACAATGTAAGTCACTCGTAACAATAGGCGAGGAGCTTGGTCTCTTCTGTCCTATGTCAGGCGAGACTAACATCGGTCGCACTTGGTTAGACACACACTAAGGAGAATAACTATGAAATGCCCTGACAATCTAACAAGGGAAGACGTGTGGCGGCTGCTCGGTGAGTATGCCAGTGATGTGGGGGATGCCGAAGGTATTCTATTCTCTGACGATCCCTATGTTAACGAAGCCTGTGACCAGTACTGCGAGTCTAAACGAATAGTTGGCACACACTAAGGAGAATAAAGATGGGACACTACGACGATGCTAGGACAGCGAATGACGACAGACTAGACCAAGTGTACATTGAGAGGCACGGGGTTACTTACTCAGAGTACCTAGAGATTGGTAAACTGACTAAGGAGATTATGGATTACGTTTCTATCGAAGACAAAGGTAAACGTCTTTCTCACCTACGATCTAAGCTCAAGTAACACTTGACACACCCCGCAGACTAACTTACTATTAACGTATTGAAACATTACAGACAGCTATAAAGGAATCAAACACATGGCTTCTAACACCTATTACATCACAGGCACAGCACAATGGGCTAAGGTATTCGCTCACAACAAAGACAAGAACGAAGACTTCCACGGTCCAGGTGGTGCATACGTTGTTGACCTCGTGGTTGACAAGGAAGAACTCGATGGCTTCGTAGCCACTGGTGCTCGTACCACACCTAAGACTACAGACAACGGTATGACTATCAAGTTCAAACGTAAGCATACTAACCTTGGTATCCCTGCATTCGGTGGCCCACCACAGGTTGTTGACGCTGAGAAGAACGCATGGGACGGTACCTTGATTGGTAACGGGTCTACCCTTGAGCTTGCATACACAGTGTATGACAGCAAGACAGGCAAGGGGTCACGACTAGAAGGTGTACGGGTTATTGAGCTAGTAGAGCTTCCACCTATGGAAGGTGAAGATAGCGCAGTAGCTAAGCTGCCCTTCTAATGGACAAGGTAATCCTAGACGTACCACAAGCAACAATGGGGGCAGCGTTAAACGCTGTCTTCCAAGTGCAACTTCAGAACCCTGACCAACAGGTAGGCTCTGAGTTTGCTGTTCGTACAATGGTTAACGGCGAGGAGTTCGATGTCGTCCGTAACCTCAACTCATATACAATCAGGGAGCCTTACTAATGTACAACCCAACAGCCGCCCTTGTAGCTGTGGTTTACGTTATAGTCCTTTCTCTTATTGTAATTATCTTTTAAGGAGTACACACAATGGAAATCTCACCTCTTACCTTCGTGAGCATCGTAGCAATCGTTGTTATCTTCTTCCTCGTAATATTCATTTAAGGAATAGCCGCAATGATGATTTCACCTAGTACTTTCTGGATTGCTGTAGCAGCAGTAGTCCTCACCATCCTCACAGTAATTATCTTTTAAGGAATACACACAATGGAAGTCACAGTAGTAGTTATCTTTTCTATTGTACTGGCCGTAATCTTCCTA